CCTGCTGGCTCTGTCCTGCGTATCAACAATGACGAACTCTCGCTGGCTATGTTCGGCTCGGCTTATGGTGGCGGTCGTAACACGGCTATTTTTTTGGGCAACCTTCGTGCCGAGATGGTTAGAACAGCATTTCGCTCTGGCTATGGTCTGGTGATTGTGGACAATACTAACTTGAACGAGGTGGTCGTAAATGGCTATCGAAAGTTGGCTGACGAACTTGGGGCAGACTTTGAACTAGACGATCGATTTTTGTCTGTGCCTGCGTATGAGTGTCTGGAACGAAACGCCAAGCGAGAGAACCCTGTTCCTAGTAGCGTGATTATTGAAATGGCTCGGCTACTTCAAAAGTAGTCGGGCTGTTTTTTTTGCGGCTCGGTTTGGAGATTTTTCATTTTTTCGAAATGGACAGCAAACACGGCCAATAATAAGTTGATAGTGTCGGTGGGTTGGGTTAGTGTTGTCTTAGGTCAGAGATAGGAGAAAAAAAAATGACCCACGCAGGACAAGTAACAAAGGTTCTACTCGCTAACGGCTTCATCAAAACCGAATGGTTGCGAGCAGGAGTGAGCATCACCCGAGACGGCTTTTTGTCATCCAACGATCCCCTGAAGTCGGTGTCTGTCGTCACTTGGGAACTCAAGAACACCTACGAACCTAACGCCGAGCAACTGGTGGCGATGAACGAAAAGTTAGACGCTATGCTCTCGGTTCTAGTTTCGGCTGGCTACCAAGTCGTAAAACGATCTTTCGTTAGTTATGCTCCCTACCTAGAAGTTTCAAAGTAGGGTAGGCCAAACACAACCCGATTAGCCCTAGTGGCTAGTCGGGTTTGTTTTTTTGTCGGTCTAACTTTTGGAGATTTTTCATTTTTTCGAAACAAGTGGGAAACTTCGTCAGAAGTTGCCAACTATGTCTGCGGTAGGCGGTAGCCTAGTCATAGGCAAACCGCCTAAACCAAGTAGATGGGAACGAAATGTCCGAAAAACTAGTAGTAGTAATCAAGACCGACGGCTCGGTGTCGCTAGAGGAAATGCCTTCGGGAGACCGAGAGTCATACAACTACCTCAACACGGCTGTCGCTGGATGGATTCAGAGCGTTGATTTGGATGAGACCTTGACTGGCTTCACTCTCTGGGTCAATGAAGAGGGCAAGCTGGATGGCCTGCCATACAACCAGAAGGCAACGCACCTCTGGGAACTGTCCTATGGCTTTACTGATGTAATCGTGGGCAACGCTGTCCTGACTGGTGGAACTGATGAACACGGCGATACCTTGGGGCTGACCGATGACCAAGTGACCAAAGTCCTGGAAATGCTGGCTGACTAGCCAGACCAAGAACCAAAAAGCAGAACCCGACTTCGGTCGGGTTTTGTTTTGCCAGGTTTTTATTTCCGCGATTTTTCATTTTTTCGAAATCAACAAACAACTTTGCCAAAAGTTGTTGATTTTGTCTGCGGTCGGGGTTAGATTATAGGTAGGTCGGCAACCGAGCTGACCCCGAGAGATAGGAAGCCCAGTGGCTACTCAGAACCCAGTAATCATCAACCCCCTAGCACACTTGCAGTGGCGTGAGCGTGAGCTTATTGCCCAGCGTGAAATGGAGACCAACAAAAAAATCGTTGCTCTCATTGACGCTCGCATCGCCGAAATCCGTTACGCCATTATGTTGGTCGAGCTATCCTAGTGGCACTCCAACACGGTGACCTAGCGTGTGACGGCTGTGGGGTCTGGTGTGACCTAGACCCAGTAGCGTTGCTCGGCAGAACCCCCGAACTTTATGGTCTGACTGACCCAGCAAAAGTCCGAGAGCTGACCTACTTCTGGCTATGCCGAGACTGCTCTCCCGAGTATCCTGACGGAGCTAGAGACTTCTTTGTGGAGTCATACTTCGTTGCTGATGACCCCTACTGCTCGGAGTGCGAGGTTGAGTCAGTCCCCGAGTGGGGGCAGACTTGCGGCTACTGCGAATAAAAGTTTCCCAGACTTCGGTCTGGGAACTTTTTTGCTCGGCGTTCTAATCGTAGATTTTTCATTTTTTCGAAATGGATAACAAACTTCATCGGAAGTTGTTGTGTCCATCGCTCTAATGGAGTAGCTTGGTAACACGGGTAGGCGTCCAGCAGACCCCCGAGAGATAGGAAGTCGGAGATGTCCGAAGTCTATAAGTGCCTAGCGTGTGGGGCAACCACAACTGACCCGAAGCACTCGCTAATCAAGTGGTTCCACGCTGACTGCCCAGCAGTCGCCAAGAAGTTGGTGAAGTGATGTCTGCGGTCAAGTGCCCTAAAGTCCCGACGGTCAAGTTGACGGGAGAGGATGGCAACGCTTTTTCCATCCTAGCCCGAGTGATGAAAGCGATGAAGTCGGCCGGCATCCCAGCAGACCTAATCACCGAGTATCACACGGAAGCAACCTCTGGCGATTATGACCATTTGCTGCAAACTACTGTCAAGTGGGTGCGAGTCAAGTAGCCCAAGCCCCGCCGAGTGTCGGCAACACTCAAAGCCCCCTAGCCCGACAAAGTGGCTAGGGGGTTTCGCTTTTCGTTGAAAGTCGCAGCCTGGCGATTTTTCATTTTTTCGAAATCAAAGGAAAACTTTCGTGAAAAGTTGCTTTGATGTCGGTCGCCTGTGCTTTACTTGTTATGTAAGCACCACCCCTCTGAGAGATAGGATACCCACCCCCAAATGACCACCCCTACCCCTTTCGCCCCCGAGCGACCACTAGCCACCCTAAGCAACCTAGAACTAGGCGAACTCTATAACAGCGTTTCTAGCGACCTAATGACCGCTTTCCGTAAGCCCTCTAAGTCCTTCAACGAGGCTCTAGTGCTAGAACTTCGTTACAAGCAGACTGCTATTCTTGCCGAACTGAACTCACGCAAGGGCAACCCTATTGGCACTTGCGACAAGTGCGGCTCAACCGCCCACTCTATTAGTGGCCACTAGTGGTCGACTAGCCCCTCAAGCCGATAAGCCCGATTGGTATCCCCTGCCAATCGGGTTTATCTTTGGCGTGGCGGTTCGGTTATTTTTCATTTTTTCGCTCCGGGTTTAAGGCACGGATGTGAACACGGCGCAAGCTGTTGCGCTCGCCAGAGCAAAGCGAAACCCCCGCCTTGTGAGCGGGGGCTTGCTGGGGGTTGGTTAGCGAGTTACTAGGTAAGTAATCTCGGGGGTCTGGGTGTTGTAGTCGTAACCCTTGAGCAGAGCCTGAGAGCCCTTGCTTAGGTTCATGTCGTGCCACTCAACGAACTCAAGAAACTTGTCTAGTCCGTGGCACTCGTAGACTGGCTCTAGGGTCGATCCGTCTGCGTGGGTGATTTCTACTACTAGGGTGTGAACTGCCATTTGGTTTTGTCCTATCTTTTTGGGGCTTGCGGGTTGCTTGCCTAAGGCAAGCCTATCAGAGTTAGGAGAAATGTCAAGCTGAGGTGGCAGGATTTGGTAACAGTTTGGTAACAGTATCGCTGAGGTGAACACGGTCATGTTTGTTTCGCTCGCTGGTTCGCGTGGGCTGGGGTCGCCAGATTGTCGGGGGTTGGTTGGCGGGGGTCGGGGTTGGTTGGCGGGATTGGTTGGCGAGGGGTTACCTAGCCTGCGGGTCGGGGTGTCTGCTCGCCCGCTGGGTCGCGCCTCTGCGGCCTGCGGGTCGGCTACCCTAGGGCTTGAGGGCTGGGGCTGGGGTATGCCTGCGGTCGGGCTCAGGCGGGCGATGGGGTGGGGTCTGGCTTGGCTAGTAGCACCGATGTGAACACGGTCATGTTTGTTTCGCTCGCTGTCATGCGTTGGGTGTAGGCTGGAAGTGCTGTGAGAATGTTCGATCGACGAGAAGGATGACTGATGAAGATCTCTAAGTATGCCCGACAGAACTGGATTCTGTTTGCCCTGTCTGGGTTCTTTGCCTGGGTTGCGGGGATGGGCTTTGCTGACTCTGCGGGTCGGGATGTCTGGGAATCTGCGGGTCTGTTCTTTGGCGTGCTTGGCGGCCTGGGGTTGGTGGCTTCATTGACTGCCTTGATCGTTCGCTTGTGGGATGCTGACTAGACCTGCGGGTCGGTCATTAGGCGGGTGGTTGATTGTGTCTAATCGCGAAGGCGTAGGGGCTGTGTTGATTGCTGCGGGTTGGGTGCTTGCGGGTTTCGGGTTTGCCCAGTGGCTGGCCTTGAGCGTGATTGGCTGGGGACTCGTGGGGTTGGGTGTGCTTTCATGGGTTGCGGGTAAGGTTCTTAGCCGATAAGCATAGGCAGCTTGCCGATCGGCTTACTGGCTTGGGGCATACCTCTGCCGACACTTGACCTAGACCTGCGCAGCGGACAAGGGGCGTGCGGGTAGTCCGTCAATGATCACAGCTAATGGGGACACAGCTAATGGGGGTAAGGCGGGCGGGTCATGTGAGCACAGCTAATGGTCAGGGCCACACAGCTAGTGGGGGTAGAGCGATGGCCTATGGCTTAAGGGCGAAAGGTATTTTGTCGGGGGTTCTGGGTAGCAGCTAGTGGCTAGGTGTGGGTTGGGCAAGGACTAGATGATGGGCAGTAGAGGGGTAGTAGTCAGTGTGGTTAGGTAGTGCTGACAATCAAGAGCTGAGTGTGGCGGGGCTTAAGGCAAGACTGAACCTGGGTGAGGGCTGGGCTGGCGTAGACAGACATGGGTAAGACTGGACATTCGTGTGTGCCTAGATGGGTAAGGGGTTGGGGATAATGGGGTTGTCGATCCCGATAAGGGTATGGGGTTGAACCCAGACCGAGTGTGGGTATGGGTGACGACTATAGGTGGGCAGCCGAGAACCTTGAGCCCATGCGTGTGTCGATGAGACTTATGACTGGATGAGAGACTGACTGAGTGTTGACTAATTGATATAGGTCAAGTGAGTTAGCCATCAGTGAGTGTGCGTGTGTGGCTAGCCTGAGTAGTCAGTCAAGTAGGTGATGTGCTCAGTGATGTGAGGGTTGAGGCATAGGTGAGTATGTGACTATGACTAGGCACGGATAGCCACACGGAGAGCACTTTTGATTTTTGATAGTAACTGACTGAGGGTAGGTGGATTGGATCTGACTGAGTTCGTGGGTTCTCTGAGACTGAGAGACTGACTGAGTGACCAACCAACTGAGAGACTAACCAACTGACTGACTGTAACTGTAAGTGTCTAATCAAAAGAGACTGACTGAATAACTGACTAACCAACCAAGCAACCAAGAACTAAGAGACTAACCAACTGACTAAGACTGACTGACTGACTAAGACTGACTGACTAGATAAGAAAGAGGGATGACTGGATACTCTAGATGAGAAACAGACAGACAGGTAAGACTGATTGAGCCCACATAGAACACGGATATGTTCCAGGCAAAACTAACCTAAGTAAAAAAAAATGACTGGCCTGACTGGGATCTGAATAACTTTTGGATTGACCATTGATAACAGACATCTTTATAAACTGACCGAGACGGATCGGATAACAGTAAATGTAAATGGACATTGATATCGACTAATGGATAACCTGGACACTTGAGCAAATAAACAATGACTATAGCCATGAGCAATAAGCAAACAAACTAACAATGATTACTTAGGCAAGAGATAGACAACATAACAATCAAATAAAAAATAAACTTTAATTGACGACCGGAGCGAGGGCTAGAAATAAAATGACTATGACCAATGAGCAATGACCTATTTGTTTTTATAGCCAGATAAATAAAAGATATTCATAATAGACAACTACCAGTGGCCGTCCATTAGGTAGGCGTCTAGAAAATGACCTTTGATAAATAAAAGAACCTAGACAGCCCCTAGCTTTGACAAATAAACATTTTTTATAAAAGCGAAAAAATATTACAAATGGCTAGAAAAAAAATTTACGAACGCGGCACAGAGGTAGGAAACAATTTAGGAAAAGGCAAAAGGCATCGCCTACCGTCTCACCCGCCAAAAGCACCTAGCGGCTAGTATAGCATAGTACCCCCCTTCTGCAAATTCCTCGGCCAAACAACACCCCCTATTTATAAAATCCGGCTCCACAAATTTTCAAAAAAATCGTCCAGACATACCATACTTTTATAAAAAGTCAAAAAATAATAGACGCCACTATGTTGTAAAATAGAACCTACGGAGAGCACATCCAGACACTAAAAGTCTAGGGTGTGCTTTTTTGCATCTCCGCACAAATGTGTGTAGTATGTAGGAATAACAAAACTAAATAGTCAAATCTTGACAATAAACAGCTAAGTACTCACGCAAGGAAAGGTAGGCTGCTAAATGAAGAGGTCCACACTAATAACGGCGTCGATTGTTTTGACGCTAGCTGGATGTTCTGCCTCACAGGCAAGTGCCATTGAGGTTAAGCCCGAAGTCAAAGTGGTTTCGGCAACTGCAACAACCCTAAAATCGAAGTCCCCCATTACGGACTTTATGAAACAAGCAATAGTAAACTCCCTTAAGTCTCAACAAAAGGGCGTGCTAAAGCAACTCAAGAAATACACCACGAGACAGCACCGCACTTGGTACGCTTTCTCCGGTTCCACCCCGAGAGGTTGGGACTGCTCTGGTCTAGTCCTGTGGACATACCAGCAGCTCGGTATTGATCTACCGCACCGAGCTTCTCTTCAAGCCGAAATGGGCAAGAGAACCTATCACCCGCAACCAGGCGACATTGTAGCTTTCTATTACAAAGGCTCCAAGTACGCTTATCACGTGGGCATCTACATGGGCAAAGGTAAAATGATTCACGCCCCTGCCCCTGGCCAAGGTACTCGCATCGAAGGCGTTAAACACTTCGGTCAGTCCTGGAGCAAAATCAAATATGTCAGAATACTTGACAACTGATAAAATACCACTATGATTGTAGATATGTTGATTCTGATTCTTGCAGTTGCTGCGTTTATCGTATGCGCTTACACCATTAACCAGACCATCAACTACCTACAACGGCTAAGCGACCTCGGGCAGGAATCAGATCAAACTGATCTGCAACCCCTGCTCGGGGTCGTTTATCCAACCCAAGACAAAACGAAGAAGATCAATGATTAAGTTTCTCCTCTGGCTCCGCTCCTTCAGAATCCTGCCTCTGCTCGTTCTAGTATCAATAGCGGCGTCCATCATCACCCAAAACTCGATCTACGCCCTAGCTGCAATTGCTCTGGCAATTCTTTCGACAAAAGACTGACAACTAGAAAAAGAAGGGAGAGACTAACTCATGGACTGGCTACTAATCGCAGCTATAACTATCGGAAGCCTGCTGGCTCTGGTTGTATTTGTACTTTTAATATCATTTGTGGTATTCATGATCAGCGATGATAAAGAAAATCTAGAACTAGATTACGATTTTGACGAATAAACAACTAAATAAGTAAATAAGAAAGCGAATCAATGACAATGACAAAAACTGTAAACATGCAGGTAGAAAGCTCCGATCAGCTTAGAGACTCCCTCCACCAATCAGGAGTCTTCGATATGCTCGACTGCATTGTTGAAGTCAGCTGTCCAATGGACCGTCCGGTTGACGAAGTAATCAAGATGCTGGACATTATCAAATCTGCAATCAATGTTGTAGAGCACACCTTCGTTCCAGGAAACGCGCTGGAAGAATACAGCATACGTATCTCTGAAGTTCCGCCTCCGTTTACAAACGGAAAATTCAAAAAGTAAATCCGATTTGACAAACTAAACTGTACCCTGTAAAGTGACAATCATGACAAACTACATTAAGAAGAACCAAATGCTTCCTCAGTACATCTACGAAGAGTTCGAGGGCCTCATTAATGACGATGCCCGCAACTCCCTGATTCGCGAGCTACGCTCAGCGGGCTGGACACTGGAGTCAATCTCTTCTGCTACCAACCTGACCCGCGAGCGCGTTCGACAGATTTCGGTTTTGGAACCTGTTCGAGAGGTTAAGCTTCCGGTCGAGATTCCGATTCCTCCAATCAAGCCAGAGCGTCCAAAGCCTATTTACGTGGAGCCGCACCCAGACACACTCAAGCGTCTGCTCGAGCTTCAGCCTTACGCTCAGCAGGTCCGCTCTAACGGCAAGAAGTATCGTGCCGAGGCAGAAGAGTATACCGCCCTACTCAACCACGCTCACGTTGTTGAAGGTGTAACCCTGTACCGCCTGGCAAAGCGTCTAGGTGTCACGCATGGTGCTCTACGCTTCCGCCTTGTCCGCTACGGCTACAAAGAGCCGCTAACTGCAACCTCAAAGGTCTACACTCCGATCGTTGAAGAGAACCGCTTAAAGTAAAGTAGGGTAAACTAGCCCTATGGGAAAAAGCATCATGGAGCAGATCGCTCTTCTACCTATAGAAGAGCAGCTCGAAGCACTGGACGGAATAGACCCGGAAGTTCTCCTATGGGACTGGTCCGTCTGGGGTCGCCCAGAACAGCAGGCTCCGCCAGGCGACTGGAACATCTGGCTTGTTCTTGCCGGACGTGGTTTCGGTAAGACTCGCCTTGCTTCCGAGTGGGTTCGTGAACAGGCTCGCTATACCAATACGGGCCAACGTCGTTTTGGTCTGGTTGCTCGTACCGCGGCCGACGTTCGTGACGTTATTGTTGAAGGTGAGTCAGGAATCCTGAATGTCACCCCGCCAAGCGAACGTCCACTCTACGAGCCTTCCAAGCGACGCCTAACCTGGCCGAACGGAAACACGGCTACGCTCTTCACAGCTGACGAGCCTGACTCACTTCGTGGTCCTCAGTTCACTCACGCCTGGGGAGATGAGATTGCTGCCTGGCGTCAGACACCCGACGCAGCTGGTATGACCGCTTTTGACAACTTGCGCGTGGGTACTCGTCTTGGTGCTCACCCAAAGATTCTGGTTACAACCACCCCAAAGCGTACTCCGCTGCTTTACAAGCTCATTGAAGAGTCTATTAAGAGCAATATCGTGCAGGTTACCCGTGGTTCGACGATGGATAACGCCGGAAACTTGTCCGCTTCTTATCTTGACACCATGCTCGGCGTTTACGAGGGTACTTCTCTTGCCCGCCAGGAGCTTTATGGTGAAATGCTCGAGGCCATGGAGGGTGCTCTTTGGACTGAAGAGATGATTGAATCTGGCCGCGAAGGCTTTTATCCGCAATCAACACCTCTTCGCTGTATCGGAGTCGACCCTTCAGTAGCTGAAAACCCTCGCGACGAGTGTGGAATTGTTGTTGTTGGCTCTACATCCGAGCACGATCTCTATAAACGCCAAGCCTGGGTGCTCGAAGACGCTTCTGTCCACGGTTCGCCAGACGTTTGGGCCAATCAGGTTGTAAAAATGGCCCGAAAATGGGGTTGTCCAGTCATTGCTGAGGTAAATCAGGGCGGAGCACTCGTCAGAAACGCCATTAATACCATCGATCCGACGATTAAAGTGCTAGAAGTACACTCAAAACAGGGAAAACAGCTCCGTGCAGAGCCAATTACCCTCGCATATGAGCAAAATCGCGTCCATCACGTCGGTTTTTTGGCTGACTTGGAGTCTCAGATGATTTCTTGGGTGCCAGGTGAGGGAAAATCCCCTGACCGCGTTGATGCCCTGGTTCATGCCCTTACTGCCCTCCTAATTAAGCCACCTCCTGGCTTTTCGGGCGGAAAAATACGTGCAAAGAGCCTTGCTGACCGAAAAATCCCTGGAATTGGCAGTAATCGAGGCGGAAGCGTGTTTAGAATCCGATGAAAATCATTTATGACGTGTTTCCGGCTAAACTTGTAGCCCTTCCAGCTGGAATAATCGATGATATTATGCTACTTTCTCTCAATCCACCGAGTGAAGGCAGCTTTTTTGTTGATCGAGCTCGTGTAATTGCGACCGAGAAGAAGTTACTGGTCGCTGTAGACACTCCAGAGGGTGCAAAGATCGTTTTTCAAGAGACTTACACCACCTTCATCAAGGATGACATCAGCAGATTCGTCACAGAGGGCGGAAAAATGTTTGCAGTTCAGCGCGACACAAACTGCGGATGTGGGTCTAGACTAAGAGCTTGGAATCCATTCAAGACTTTGTACTCAATTAAGGACGTCTAATGACAATAGATGCGTTTACTTACGTAGTTTTGGCATTGGCAGCTTTTCGAGTCACTAGAGTGATTACAACAGACACTGTTTTCGAGACGATCCGAGACAGAATCTGGAATAGATTTCCCCCGACCACAAAATTTGGCTATTTGCTAACTTGCAACTGGTGTACTGGTTTTTGGGTGTCAATCGGCTTTGTCGGATTGTACCTACTGGTCCCTACGATAGTATTTGTGGTATCATTAGTACTGTCCATATCTGCAATTGTTGGCCTATTATCGGACCGTTAGTCCATAGGAGTCCCCTTGGGAATTTTTAAAAAGAAAGCAGAGCAACCTACACGCCCGGCGTTCACTGGTGTTCGTGCTACAGCTCCTCGCACTGCTACGTCAATTGCTCCCGGAATCTCTGTTGACTCGTTTGGCGTTGTATACGCCGAGCCAGCTGCCTATAACTCACCTCGCCCACTAACAGCTGCCGCAGTTCAAATTAAAATTGGTGACAAGGGCGAAGCTGAAATCTTTAAGTCTCGCCGTCAGTCAGCTTCTTCAAGCTGGCAGACCGAAGCATGGGAGTACTATGACTCAATTGGTGAAATTAAATATGCGTTTAACCTTGTGGCGTCTGTCGTATCACGTATCCGTCTTTACGCAGCTGTTGTAGATGACCCGTCTCAGGCCCCAATTTCGGTAGACAGCTCAAGCACTATTGATCCTCAGCTTGCTGCCGCAGCTAAGCGTGCTATCGCCCGTCTTGACTCTGCGTACGGAGGCCAGGCTGGTCTCCTTAAAGATGCAGCTCTTAACTTGCAGGTTACCGGCGAATGCTACCTTGTCCAGGTTCCAGAGCGTCTCGGTTCAGGACTACCCGAGTCATGGGATATCCGTTCAGTTGACGAGCTTCAGATTGACTCTAAGGGAAACTACGTAATCCAACCCCGTCGTGAAGTTGGTGGCGGTGTTCCTTCAGCTATGTCATCTGGTAAGGGTGCTATCAAACTTCCAAATGATGCGTTTATCGGACGCCTTTGGAAGGCTCACCCGCGCTACTCACAGGAGTCTGACAGCTCGCTACGCGGCCTTCTAGACCTCTGCGCGGAATTGCTCCTACTTAACCGTACTTTCCGCTCTACGGCCCGTTCTCGCCTCAACGCAGGTGCTCTGTACTTGCCAGACGGTCTTTCTGTTGCAGCTGCACCAGACCCTGACTACCCTTACGACGAGGACGGCAACTACAACGAGCAGTACAACCCCGAGGAGTCAGCTGACGACTTTGAGGATCAACTCATTGATGCGATGACCACTCCTATTAAGGACGAGGACTCTGCTTCAGCTGTGGTTCCACTTATCATTCGCGGCCCTGCCGAACTTGGCGACAAGATCAAGCAGTTCAAGTTCGAGCGTTCATTCGACGCGTCGCTTGTTCAGCGTGCTGACCGTGTACTAGAGCGCATCATGCAGGGCTTGGACGTTCCTAAGGACATCGTTACTGGTCTTGCCAACGTCAAGTACTCGAACGCCCTCCAGATTGACGAGAGCCTCTACAAGGCACACATCGAACCATTGATGTTGCTGATTGCCGACGCTCTGACTGTTGTTTACCTGCGTCCATACCTTATTGCCAACGGATACTCGGAGGCAGATGTCCGCCGCGTTAACGTTTGGTACGACCCAAGCCACGTTGCTACTCGCAACGACCGCGCAACTGATGCAGATGCAGGTTTCGATAAGATGGCAGTGTCTTACGAGACTTGGAGACGTGCTCACGGATTCTCAGACCAGGATGCTCCAACCCCTCAGGAGCTAGCCCTGCGTCTGATCATCAGCAAGGGTGCTATTACTCCAGACCTTACTGAGTCTATGCTTGCCGCTGTTGCTCCAGAAATCATGCAGCTGGTCCGCGATGTTTCGCAGGCCAACAACCCAGCTCCGATGCCTGGCGACATTAACCAGATTCTTCAGGGTCAATCACCAGTAGCTCCCGCTGCTCCCGCTGCTCCACTAGCAGAACCATCCGTTACTCCAGAACAGCCGCCAGTTCCGCTGGCAGAACCAGAGGTATAACAAATGCACGAGAAGTCAATCGTGTTAGCTGAGAAGCTAACCCACTTACTAGGTGATGTTGTCACCGCGCTTCACATTGCCCAGGGGTATCACTGGAACGTAAAAGGTATCGAGTTTTCCCAGCTGCACGATTTCTTTGCCGAGATTTATGAAGATATTGACGGTTCGGTTGACCCGCTAGCCGAAAACATTCGCAAGATTGGTTTTGATTCGCCTTATCTTCTAAGTGACTTCATGGAACTCACTTGCATCCGCGAAGACCGAGTCTCTGGAAATGCCATCGAAATGCTTGAGTCACTGGCTCGTGTAAATGCGACTACTCTAGCTTGTTACCGCTCTGCGTTTACTGTTGCAGACTCGGTTAATGAGCAGGGTATCGCTGACTTTATTGCTGGCCGCATTGACATGCACGCTAAGTGGCAGTGGCAGCTAGAGTCGTCGCTAGGTCTTCGATAGCCTATGTCCGACTACCTGAGAGATGTCTTAGGTGCTGGTAGTCGAATCCTAAATCCTTCTCAGCCCCTAGCTTTAGTAGCCGCGGACATTCCTAGTGCCGACGGTGAAGGTGCAAACGAAGGATTCTGGCGCGTCCAGTTGCGAGATCGACTTGGCAACTGGGCTGAGATGGGCGGCATATTTACCTTCGAGATTGAGCTAGAGGGCTTAGGTAAAATAACCGGTCACGCCAAACTTGAAGAAGTAGTAGGTCCTGGTGTTGGACGCTTCCGCGTTGAAGACCACCCTGTTCTCGGAACTCGTGACATCGAGCTAACGGAAGACAGCTTTGAAGCCGCGGATGCCCTCATTCCTGATGCAGACTATGAACGCATCACTGGTAAAGATGTAACTCCTGACACTCCAGCGGCAGCTCCTGCCCTGAAGGACTCGATTACTGGAGACGAAGCTCTTCAGAAGATTTATGGCCAGATGGGCCTCCACGCTAAAGAGTCTGGACGTTTTGCTGTCGGACGTAGCGTTACGGATGTCAGAGCTGCTGCTAAAGAAACTTACAAGACCGTCTACGAAAAGCTCAAGGTTGAGTACCCAGAGCTTATGACCGAGTTCCCCGACTACGAGTCTTATTGGAGTTACGCCTCGAACACCCTTGCGGCAGGAGTATTCACTAGATGGGCCGACTCCGTTGATGACATTCTTCCACTAAGCAAAGCCAGCAACAAAATATATGCCAGAGAAATCCTTGGTCTCAAGGAAGACGGCATGATTGAGTTCTACCGTAACTCTGTGAACCACAAGAGCAGCCAAGAACTTGCTGGTGCTGGTTATGCATCCCTAGACCGACGTATGGCCTGGGACTACAACTCTTATTTGATTAAGTACGAAGACAGCGGACTTAATGAAAATGATGGACGATACACTGTCAGAGCAAGACCAGACGAGGTAACCGGACTTCTTGGTATCAGCGGGGCTGAAGACGAGTATGGTGTTGTAATCGGTCTTGATGTTGTCTCTCAGCCTGGTCGTGTTACACGCGTAGGCGATCTAGAAATGCAGCAGGTTGCTCCGTGGAGCAATGACATCCAAACATTCGACCGAAGCGGTGGTGGTTCTCCGTTTAGACGCGTCAGCCCTGCTTCCCAGTTCGAAGTGTTTGCAACTGAACATCCGATGCCAGGCAGTACCTACGCAGATTTTTATGAAGCCTTTGGCCTTGATAAAGACTCTAGACCTATTCCAACCAAATGGGACGAGATGTTTGGTGAGGGCTCATTTGATGCCCTAAACGGGGACTACCCGTATTACCAAAGTATTAAAAATCTTTTTATTGATGCTGGTGACGGCAAAGTCGGTCTAGACATGATGGAACTAGACCAGATTAGCTCGCGTGATTCTCAGAATCCGCAGGCAAATGACACCTACGACAAGACTCTAAAAATGCTTTCTGTTATTCAGGAGCTTTCGGGTAAGACCTTCATGGTCCACCGCGGTCACAACCAGGATGACCCCCGAATCCCCGATGAGTCAGTCGAAGCCCCCGAGCCCGTAGAGGTTTCCACTCCTGATATAGTCGACGAAGTCTCCCCCATAGTGTCCCTCAAGTCCGACACTGACATGGTCGGCTCAAATGGAACGATTATTAAACCGGGAGATTCAGTCGAATTTACCACTACAAGTTTTTTTGAAAATAATGCAAATTCCGGTAAAAAGATAACTCTAAAATACACTGGCTCTAGAGAAACAGATATCACTCCAGAACTACTGGATGAACGTTTTGTGGTCCCGGGGATGGGCCCGCTATATTCGGATAACTATATTTTTGAATTAACCGACTCTCCGGACCCCGATAGTCTTCCAAATGGCTTCTACATCATAAATCCGAGTAATTTTTCTGAAGATAAAGGAAATCTTTTTCAATTAGAAAATAACAATTTTATTGGAGAAAGCCTACCAAAACCTAGATCCTACGGAGAACAGTCAGCATTAAATGACTACGGAGGGTTCGGCTATGCTTCCATAAATCGATATCTTCGTACAGGCAGCGAAGAAGACAAAGAAAAAGCTAGTCTAGCTACCATCCAACTTTTAGATTCATATTTAGAAAATTCAACTCTAGATAAAGATATGACTCTATACAGAGGTATTCAAATTGATGATGAAGAATATCTCAGGGCATTGCTCGCCCTTAAAGAGGGCGATACTTTTACAGATCTAGCATATTTTTCTACTACTACGCGTAGCGATCTAGCTAACACCTACTCGGATGTTAATCAGCCAGGTGCTGGAGGGGTTTTTGCCAAAGAAGGATCTACTGGAGTCCTTTTTAAGATAGAAGCTAAAAAAGGTACCAAAGCCGGAGTAGTATTCAGATCTAGTGCGTCTGGACAGCAAGCAATTGCTACCGAGCGAGAAGTAATTCTTCCTCGTGGCGAAAAAATGTCCGACAAATTGATTGTTACTTCGGTTAGCAAAGATCCTGACGGAAGAATTGTAGTTAATCTTGACTATGTTCCGTCTTCTGAAGAACTAGTAGAAGTTTCTGCACCTGATGTAGTTGAAGAGGTGTCTGATACAGATCAATATGAAAAAGATCTTTCTAATATCGTAACCACCGAAAACTTCGGTCCTGGAGATAAAACCAGAATTTTTGATTACACGGATGCTGGATACAAAGGTATAAATAACTATCTGCGTAATCCTAGAGTTTACGAATATCAGGAGTATCAAGAAGAAGCTGAAAAATTAAATGAAATCATCAAATCCAATACTCTAAATGAAGAGACCACTCTATATCGAATAGTTGCAAATTATGATGAAGTTACCTACGAACCAGGTGACATCATAGACGATAAAGGAATTCAAAGCACCAGCAAAATAGGGTTTGATGTCGTAGACGATACCGTTATTAATAAGCTATATCCAGGTGGCGAAGAGGCCACCAAGAGACTAGGATATACCAGATTTAAAATCATTGCCCCCGCTGGTACAGAAGCTCTAGATATTACCGAACTAAGCATGTTTAGGGACGAGGGAGAAGTACTACTCCCCGCGGGAACTAAACTTAGGGTAGTTTCCTCTGAAGTCACCCCGATACAGCCGGACTACTTACCTGT